GGTAATTTCGAACCGCCCTTTTTCGCTAGCGTCAGAATTTCAGGTGTCGCAGCAATCTCGCCTGAGACGCGCTTAAGACGCCCCAAAATCGAAAAGTTGACAATTATATGCCCAAAAAGTGCTACCGCCAGCTATCTGGCTTAAAAGGTCGTTGTTCCGCTTAAATTGCGCCTATGCACACCTGCAGCACAAAAGAACTCGCTGAAGCGCTTGGCATCACGCAAGCGCGGATCAGTCAGATGAAGAGCCAGGGCAGATTTGAAGGCTGCTTCACGGTTGACCGCAACAAGATTGCGTGGGATAAAGACGCCGCAATGAAGGCGTACAAGGAGGGCAATCCACTGGTCTCAGTGAGTCCCACGAGAAAAGACTCATCTGACCTTGAAATCCCCAGTTTCAATGAAAGTCGTGCAAAGTCGGAGCATTTCCGCGCAGAGCTGGCACGGCTGGACCTTGAAGTCAAAGAGGACCAGCTGGTTGAGGTATCTCGTGTCAAGCGCGAAGCGTTTTCAGCTGCACGTGCTGTAAGGGATGCCCTCGGCAACATTCCTGACCGTGTTAGCAACCAGATGGCAGCGGAATCGGATCCCGTAATCATCCATCAGACGTTGACGGAAGAAATCCGCAAAGCGTTGGAGACGTTGACCGATGCGTGACGGCGCCCTGATTTACCGCTCAGCCTTTGTTGATGGGCTGAGACCTGACCCTGACTTGACGGTCAGTCAATGGGCTGATCGATACCGCATGCTGTCCAACAAGGCGTCAGCAGAGCCTGGTCCGTGGCGAACCGAAAGGACTCCTTACCTCAAGGAGATCATGGACTGCATGTCGGCTAATTCTGCGGTGCAGAAAGTCGTCTTCATGGCTGGGGCGCAGCTTGGCAAGACGGAAGGCATCAACAACGTGGTGGGTTACATGATTGCCCACGCTCCGGGTCCAGCACTTTTTGTGCAGCCCACGATTGAGATGGCTAAAAGGCTGAGTAAGCAGCGCCTTGATTCGCTCATCCATGAAACGCCCTGTCTTGCCGAGAAGATCGCACCTGCTCGAAGCAGGGATTCAGGCAACACGATGTTCTCAAAAGAATTCCCAGGTGGCATCCTTCTACTTACGGGTGCCAACTCCGCTACGGGCTTACGTTCTGCTCCTTGTCGCTGGGTGCTTCTTGATGAGGTTGATGCTTTCCCAGCAGATGTGGACGGTGAAGGAGACCCTTGTGCATTGGCGGAACGTCGTGCGTCAACGTTTAGTCGACGCAAAATCATCCTGACCTCGACGCCAACGGTTAAAGATACGAGCCGAATAGAGACAGAGTATCTGGCATCGGATCAACGCCGTTACTTTGTTCCATGTCCGCATTGCGATCACATGCAGTGGTTGCAGTGGAAACACCTTCAGTGGCGGGACGGCGATCCAAAGACTGCTGCGTATGTCTGCGAGGCTTGCGGGTGCCACATACCAGAGCATTACAAGAGCGAAATGCTTCGCAAGGGTGAGTGGCGTGCGACTGCTACCAGCCAAGATGCAAGGACGGTGGGATTCCATTTGTCCTCTTTGTATTCGCCATTGGGTTGGAAAAGTTGGGAGGAGATTGTTACTGAATTTTTACGTGCGAAAAACGACGCTCCGTTGCTCAAGACCTTTGTCAATACTGTCTTGGGCGAAACCTGGGAAGAAGAGACTGGGGCACGACTTGGGGCAGAAAGCCTTTCGGAACGCGCCGAGTTCTATCCCGCTGGCGAAATCCCCGCTGGTGCCAGCATTCTTGTCGCTGGTGTTGACGTACAGGACAACCGGTTGGCTGTCGGACTGTATGCCTACGGGGCTGGTGAGGAGTGCTGGTTGATCAGCCATACAGAGATTTACGGCGATCCAGCTGGTCAGAAACTGTGGAGTCAAGTTGACGACCTTTTGCTAAGGGACTACCCGCATGCTGACGGCGGAAGAATTAAGGTTTCAGCAATTGGAGTGGACTCTGGCGGTCACTTCACAAGCGAAGTGTATGCGTACGCCAGAAGTCGCAAAGGGAAAGGAGTGTTTGCCTTGAAAGGACAATCAGTGCGGAATAAGCCGCCAATCGGTAAGCCTTCCAAAGTGGATATTAACTACAAAGGCCAAGTATTGAAAAATTCGGCGGAAGTATTTCCTTGTGGTACGGACACAATCAAATCAACCTTGTTTGGCCGAATGAAGCACAACGAGCCGGGTGCTGGTTATATTCACTTCCACGCTGAAGCTGGGCAGGAATACTTCAAGCAGCTAACAAGCGAACGCCAGGTAATCCGTTATGTCAAGGGTTTTGCCGTGCGGGAATGGAAGAAGAAGGCAGGTGACCGGAACGAAGCGCTTGACTGTTTTGTTTACAGCTACTGCGCGTTGCACTACTTGTACATGCGTTTCAACTGAAACACGATTTTTGACCAATTTGACCGCGCCCGAGGCCAATCAGGAAAAACTGATAGCGCTACTGATGCAATGCCTGATAAACCGATAGACTCACCATATCGACCACCGCAGCGTCGAATGCGTCGCGGCAGTACTTCATTCGTGACCAGCTGGTGAGCATTCTTGTCCCGAGTCTGATTTACGCAGGCGATACCGTCATTTTTGACGTGCCTGCTTTTAAGGATGCAATTGGGACGACGATTGACAGCGGCACCTACACCCTGACGTGGTACGCCCGCACCAACACTTCCACTGAAGGCGCAACAATTGTTGGGGTAGCCGAGGGAGACGGTTGGCGCATCACCGTCCCGTCTAGTACCACCACGGGGTTCATTGCTGATACTTGGACGTGGCAGGCAATTGCCACCTACGGAAGCGTTCAATACACAGCTGGTCGCGGTCAATTCACTGTTAAAGCAACTGCTGGTTACAGCGGAACGCCCGGTGCTTTTGATGACCGCAGCCGCGCTGAGATTGACCTTGAAAAGGTTGATGCTGCAATCCGTACCCTTGCTTCAGGCGGCATGGTGCAGGAATACAGCATTGGTGGCCGCAGCTTGCGTCGTTACAAGATGACTGAGCTGCTCGAATTGCGCAGCACCCTGCAAAATGAAGTAGCAATGGAGCGACGCCGCGAAAAGATCCGTCAGGGTCTAGGTAATCCCGGTCTCGCCAAAGTGAGGTTCCGTTAATGGCTTTCTTGGGTTTCGGGCGAGTCGGTGGGCTTCGCCGTCAACTGGAAGAAGCGAAAACGCGCAACAGCAATCTCAAGCGTGCTTATGCAGCTGCGCAAAATAACCGCCTAACTTCTGACTGGATTAGTCAGGCAACCTCTGCTGATAGCGAGGTTCGCGGAAGCATCCGCATGTTGCGGAACCGCGCCCGTCAACTGGTTCGTGATTCGGACTTTGCCAAGTCTGCTCTTCGCGCTGTCAAGAACAACGTTGTCGGCACTGGCATCAAGGTGCAGGCACAAGTTCGCATGCAGCGTGGTGGGCGATTGGCTGAAGAAGTCAACGCTCGAATTGAGGAAGAATTCAGCCGTTGGACTAGTGCTAAGCGCTGCCATGCAGGCGGCAAGCTGAGTTGGTACGACATTCAGCGGCTTTGCGTCACTTCGATGCTTGAGTCGGGCGAAGTATTTGTTCGTCTTGTCCGTCAGCCTTTTGGTAACAGCCGCGTTCCACTTGGTCTGGAGCTAATTGAGTCAGATCTGCTGGACGACGATTACAACACCATCACCAAAGACGGAAATGAAATCCGTATGGGTGTGGAAATTGATAAGTGGGGGCGGCCTGTCGCGTATCACTTTTTTGATTACCACCCTGGTGATTATCAATTCAGCTACGCCCAAAAAGCAGTCAAAAGGCGCATCCGCATTCCCGCTGACGACATCATCCATCTGTATTTGATTGAGCGTCCAGGTCAGACGCGTGGTGTTAGCGCGTTTGCTACGGCGATCATGCGCCTTCGTAATTTGTCTGGATACGAAGAAGCTGAGATTGTCGCTGCACGTGCCAGCAGCAGCATGATGGCATTCGTGAAGACTCCAGACCAGGAGTTATTTGAGGATGGCACGTTTGATCAAGAGTCTGTCCTTGACTTCTCGCCCGGAAGCATCCGCCGTTTGGCACCGGGAGAAGAAATGCAATTCTTTACTCCCAATCGCCCTGACGATGCGTTTAGTCCATTTGTCCAGCAAATGTTGCGAGCTGTGGCTGCTGGGATTGGTTGTAGTTACACGCAGGTCAGTAGCGATTTTTCACAAAGCAACTACAGCTCTTCGCGGTTAGAGCTGCTTGAGACTCGGACGCATTACAAGGTCTTGCAGCAGTACGTGATTGAATCGCTCTGCGAAGAGGTTTATGAGCGCTGGCTTGATATGGCTGTCTTGGCTGGTGTGCTTGAGCTGCCCAATTACGACACCAATCCTGGGCGCTACATGGCTGCCAAATGGATGGCGCCTGCGGCTCAATTTGTCGATCCACAAAAGGAAGCGGCTGCTTACAAGGAGTTGATTCGCAGCGGCATCATGACGTTGTCACAGGTCATTGCCCTTCACGGTGGTGATTTTGAAGAGCAGATGCGTCAACGTCAGCATGAATTGGCAGTGGCTGATGAGCTGAATATCACTCTTGACACTGACCCGTCACAGACCTCTGGCAACGGCGCAACACAATTCAGTCCAGTTGCCCCAACAGAGCATCCGACTCAACATGAGGACGAGCAAGACGCATTAAACTAATGTCAAGACCATTTTTAGATCTAATGAAACGCGAGGCACGTGGCTTTGCGCCGACTGGCGATCAAAAGCGTTCGATGGAAGTGCTCGAAGCACCTGCTGAGACACAAGAAGTGCTCGATCAACAGGAAAACGTGGACCTTGACAATCAAGACGATTCTGAGGAACGCACCGAAACAGTTTTTGATACTCGCGATTTAGAAGAAAAAACTTTTAAGCGAGCAATCAGCGTCGAGTTTCGCGGTCAGGAAGAAGATCGCATCCTTGAATTTCCGTTTGCAAGCGAAGCACCTGTAGAGCGTTATTACGGGATGGAAGTCCTGAACATGGATGCTAAATCCATGGACCTTGGACGCCTAAATGATGGTGCGCCTCTTCTTTACCAACATGATGCTGACCGCATTGTTGGTGTTGTTCAAAAGGCATACATCAAAGACAAGCGTGCGTATGCACGGGTCAAGCTTGCAAATAACGAGCTTGGTCGCGAAATGCAAGATCTCATCCGGGATGGGATTATTCGCAACGTCAGTTTTGGCTACAAGATTGACGCAATGGAGGCCGATGAGTCCACTACACCAGTGACTTATCGTGCCACCAAATACCAGCCCTTCGAAATAAGTCTGGTAACTATCCCAGCCGACAATTCAGTTGGTTTGGGACGTGCTTTCGACCATAATGAAAGCACTGCTACGGCCTCAGCCGTGCAAAGTCAACCCAACGGAGTAGAAACCGTGGATCAAAACCTCAACATTGAGGCTATCCGCGCTGAGGCCGCTCAGGCCAAGGCGAAGGAAGTGGCCGACATGGTCGCTCTTGGTCAACGCACCAAGAACACTGAAATGGCTCAGGAGTTTATTGCTAACTCCCGCAGCCTTGATGAGCTTCGCTCTGCCCTTCTGGAAAAGATGGGTGTTGAAGAGAAGCCCGTCAACACCAAGGACGCCGAAATCGGCATGTCCGACAAAGAGCGTCGCGATTTTAGTTTTGTTCGCGCTCTCAAAGCCCTTGCTCATCCCAATGACAAGGAAGCTCAGCGTGCTGCTGGTTTCGAATTTGAAGTCAGCCGTGCTGCTCAAGAAAAGAGCGGCAAGGAAGCTCGTGGCATCCTGATCCCTGCTGATGTGCTGGGTTATGGCCGTCGCGATTTGACTGTCGGCGCTGCTTCTGGCGGTGGTGATCTGGTCGCTACCGAACTGATGAGCGACAGCTTCATCGACCTGCTCCGTAAGTCTCTGGTTCTCACTCAGGCTGGCGCCAACGTGATGACCGGCCTTCAGGGCATGGTTGCCATCCCCCGTCAGTCGGGTGGCGCAAGCACCTATCACGTCGCTGAGTCCGGTGCTATCACCGAATCCCAGTTGACCGTCGATCAGGTGACAATGCAGCCCCGCACGATTGGTGCACTGACTGATTACTCGAGGCGTCTGCTGCTTCAATCCAGCATTGACGTTGAGAACCTTGTCCGTCGTGACCTGGCTCAGCAGATTGCTATTGAAGTTGAGAACCAAGCCATCAACGGCACCGGCACCGGTTCTTATCCTCTGGGCTTCCTGAACGTCACCGGCCTCAACACCGAGTCCGGTTACACCACGTTCGCTGACTACGTGAACGCAGAAGCCGCTCTGAGCACCAGCAATGCGCTGTTCGGCAGCCTCGGCTACCTGATGAATTCCGCTCTGCGCGGAACTCTGAAGACCACTGAGAAGGCTTCTAACACTGCTCAGTTTGTTTACGAAGCCGACAACACCATCAACGGTTACTCGGCTTATGTGTCCAACTCCATGCCTGCCAACACTGCGGTGTTCGCTAATTTCAGCGACATCATGATTGGCTTCTGGAGCGGCTTGGATCTGATGGTTGACCCCTACACCGGTTCTGCTTCTGGCACCGTCCGCGTTGTTGCCATGCAGGACTACGACGTGGCCGTCCGTCATCCTGAGTCCATCTGCAAACTGTCCTGATAAGGAGGAGCGGGTATGCGCATCCAAATGCTGAAGTCAACCATTGTTGACTTGAAACAGGTTCACGAAGGCGATTTCGTCGAAACGGACCAGAAATCAGCGCTTTTGCTGATTGGCATTGGGAAGGCGATACCCGCTCCTTTACCTCAGGAAGTTGTGATCGAGGCCGAAGTAGAGCCTCAACCCACTAAACCCGCTCCCAAACGGAGAAAGACCAATGATTCACAACCTCGGGTCTAAGACCACCGTTCTGGCCGTGCGTCCTAACGCTCTGGCTGCTTCTACTGGTGTTGGCTCTGCCATCGATCTGCTTGATTACGAAGGCGACATTGCTTTTGTTCTCGATGCTTCTGCTGGTGGCTCCGGCATCACCTATGCCGTCAAGCTGACCGAGTCTGACGCTTCTGGTGGCACCTACACCGATGTGGCTGGTGGCGCTTTCACCACCACCGATGCCAACACTGCACTTCAAGAGAAGCTGTATGTGAACAGCAACGACATGAAGCGCTACATCAAAGCAAGCGTGACCGTTGCTGGTGGTACTGGCACCGGT